GCGCGGGAGAAGGCGTAATAATCGCCCCAATGGTGGTGGTGACGAGGAGAAAGCCGCCCGAGCGCATGAGCGCGACCGCCATGTTCACAATGCATTGGTTGACCAAAATCAGCGATTGCTTGGAGAACTTGATGCGGCGAGGCAGGCTATAGCCGAGGTTAGAGACCTCGAGAATTGTGACATAACAGTGTCACGATATTTCAGTCGTTCACCACTATCAAAGAATTGTGACATCTCACACCTTCCAAATGATGAAGGGGTCACATTCACTGGCCAAGTGAGAACCAGGAATGGGGTTGTCGTTAATCTGAACGGCAATTATCCCTATCACAATGGCACCGGGAGGCTTGTTGATTGCAGCACTGATGGGATTGTTTATTTCATCCAGGGCTATAATCATAATCATGTTGCCGACCCTTACACCGACGTTCTTAAGGTCAGGGCATCAATTCAGTCCGTGATTGCAAAGACACCGATGACAAAAAGGGTTGACATGACTAACATGATTAAGCGTTGCTTAGCGCACTTTAAGACGCACAACCTGCATTATCCAGGGTTAGAACATGATATTCTGGCCCAAGTGAGAACTGCTTGGTTTGATGCTTTGTGGTCTAGGCAAATCGATTACACCCTCGAGTCCCATGATAGGAGGCTGTTCCAGGATGTGCGTTTGTATTATGCGAACCAAGGGCTAGATTTGACGGCAATGTTGCGGAAACGCAAATTGCAACAAATCACTTACATGACTCTAACGTTGGCATTAACAATCTATTCCCTGGCAGCTATTTCCGCACCAATTTGTTATACCCCATTTTTATTGGTGCCAATTGGGCTGGCAACTGATTATGTCACATTCACTTTCAGTGACAAAAAGATCATCAAGTCCATGCACGACCGTTATATCAAGCCAGCAGGGTTAAACATTTACCCTTGTTCACAGGCATCCATCCAAAAGATGGTTATCACCAGTGATCGGCTTGAGTTGGAGTTGCCAGACACCATGAGGTTGCGAGCTGATTATGAGCCGCAGGATGATGTTGAAACAAAGAG